ATCCTGCAAGCACCAACGCAGCAGACATAATAGCTTTTGTAATCGATGATCCAATGGTGGTTTTTGAGATCCAAGCAGACGCTGCTTATCCAATAGCAGACCTCTTTGGAAACCACGATATCGTATATACTACGGCTGGAAGCACTGTAACTGGAATTTCTGGCGCAGAGCTGAAAGTGACTGATGGTGGGACAGCCACTACACTTTCTGTCAAGGCTATTGACATATCTCAAGATCCAGAAAATTCAGATGTAACCGCAGCGCACACTAACGTGTTAGTTGTAATCGAAAACCACATATTCGGCGTGAAAGGCGCAGGATTAGCTTAATAAAGGAGATGATTTATGGCTATTTCTAGAGCACAGCTCGCCAAAGAATTGGAGCCGGGACTTAATTCGTTGTTCGGGATTGAATATAATACTTACAATCAAGAATACACAGAGATCTTCAGTGTAGAAGATTCTGATCGTGCTTTTGAGGAAGAAGTGCTGATCACTGGATTTGGCTCCGCGCCAACTAAGACAGAGGGTCAGAGCGTTTCTTTTGATAACGCAAACGAAAGCTACACAGCCCGTTATACGCACGATACAGTCGGGTTGGCTTTTGCCCTTACTGAAGAAGCGGTCGAAGACAATCTTTACTCGTCACTGGGTAAGCGATACACCAAAGCACTTGCACGATCTATGGCTAATACCAAAGAAGTGAAAGGTGCTGATGTGTTGAACAACGCTTTTAGTTCTTCGTTCACAGGTGGTGATGGAGTGTCTTTGATTAACACTGCGCATCCGCTTGCTGGTGGCGGCAGTGCCGCTAATAGGGCGACCACAATGGCCGACCTTAACGAAACCAGTCTCGAAGATGCGTTAATTGACATTTCAACTCTTACTGATGACAGAGGGTTAACGATCTCTGTTCAAGCAACAAAGCTTGTGGTTCCCCCACAATTAACTTTTGTTGCTGACAGGATTTTAAATTCTGATGGTAGGACTGGAACTGCTGACAACGACATCAACAGCATCAAAAACACTGGCGTAATCCCACAAGGTTACACAGTGAATCACTACTTGAGTGATCCAGATGCTTTCTTCCTTCTAACCTCAGTTACTGAGTCAGGGGAAGGTCTGAAGATGTTTCAAAGAACTGCGATGGAAACCTCAATGGAACCTGATTTTTCAACAGGTAACATCCGGTACAAGGCCCGTGAACGGTACTCTTTCGGCTTCTCTGATTGGAGAGGCGTGTATGGTTCACAAGGCGCATAACAAAGCGCATAAAAAGAAAGGGGCGAAAGCCCCTTTTTTTATCCAAACAAAAATTTTTCAAAAGCAATAATAAAATCTTTTTCAAAAACCTCTTTGCCATTTCCACAAGCTGGGGAACTGCTGGCTAAAGAGTAGCGAGTTTTTGGAAGCCCAAGCTCAACGTATTTTTGATTTTTTGTGTCCCATGAGCCCAAAACCTTGGTTCCATCTTCGTCTTGTTTGACTCTGAATCCACTTGGCAAAATTGCCCCTAATTCAGTAACAACAGAAACTTCATCACCATTTAAATATATTTTTGCATTCAACATTTTTATTTCTCCAGCCTCTGGTTAGGGGTAGTAAGTTAAAGTCAAACCTTTGCTGACTTCGTTTTGTAAGACAATCAATTCGACATAAGCCTTTTTGCTCTCTTCAGAAATTTTATCGAACCCCTGCTTTTGCATGATTCGCACAATGTGATCAATGCCTTGGAACAAAGCATTTGGATCAACTCGATCTCGATTGTCAGCTTCGCAATTTAAATCAAACTGTATTTCATCACTGGTTGTTTCTGCCTGTTCGTACTTTGTTGATGGATCATACATTTTTTAATTTCTCCTTCAGTTCAGAGCTATTAAAACATATATCGTGTCGTTATGCAAGTCTTTGTATGAATATATTCAACTTGACATTTATCTGCACATCTGTATAATGGGCTTTGAACTCAAAGGAAACCAAGCATGGAACAATTAGTCAAAAACGTAGAACAAAGACTTGAGGCTTTTATAATCAAGTCTGACGCTGCTCGAAAGGCTTATCAGGATCGTGTAATTGCGAAGGGCGAATCCTTAAACAATGGCTTGAAACCAACCCTTGGGTCTGGTGGAAGACTTCACGCTCCAACTGATTTTTATACATATGAGTGGGAAGTCGATGAGTCATTGATGGAAAAAGAATTCATGGCTGGTGAGTTTTTGCCTTGGGACAGGTTCTTTAACCCTGATCAATTGGTTTTTACTTCGTATGAACCTAGCAAGAGTGGTCGCAGGATTGACTATGTTGAACTCAAGATGGCTGAAGATTTGATTAAGTCATTTTCTGATTTACAAATTGGTGTAAGTAAGGGCAAAGAGTTTGAATCTGATGGCAAATATGTTTGTCATGTTTATGTTGGCACTCGATGCACAGAAGCGTTTGAGATGATAGAAGATTTTGTTTATGGGCCACAAAGAGAAGCTGCTCGAATCGAGAAAGAAAAAGAAAAAGCAATCTACGAAGCAGCAGAGCCTGTGCCAACTGGCAGGGTGGCAATCACTGGCACAGTCTTGGGAACCAAAGCGCAGGATACCCAGTTTGGCACTGTTTACAAAATGTTAGTTCAAGACGATAAAGGCTTTAAAGTTTGGGGTTCAATACCAAATTCTTTGCCAAACCCTAAAGGCAGAACAGTCACATTCATGGCAGCAGTTGAGCCTTCTAAAGATGATCCAAAGTTTGGATTTTTCAAGAGGCCAACCAAAGCTGAGTTCACAGATTCAATTGAGGAGATTGCATGAGAATAGAAGGAAACATAGTTGAGGCAGCAGTAGGTAAAGAATGCCACGCAACAGAGGAAGATTATCACGTCAGAGAATATGGAGATCGTCAGGAGTATGACCCAGTTGCAGACAAGACTTTTTACAGCATTATTGCGAAGACTGAGGAAGGTAAAGTCTTTAGACACCATTATGTTTTTTGTTTAGACGATCACAAAAAAGCTGAGAAGTTTGCGAACAAGATTAACGAAACTGATAGAGAATGGGACGAAGATTGCTGGAGATTTGATCGTTACATTTATGGGTCTGTTGCTTTTCAGAAAAACGAATCACACGCAAATTACATGATGATGGACGAAGAAGAGAAAGCATTTCATTATGGCTAATTTTAGCCTAAAATTGTGTGGTCATTATGGCGAGAACAATAACGTTTAAGCTGGTTCAACAACACAGGAGAACTGTACATGACTACTCATTTTACAAGTGGAGTAACAAACGTTTCAGCAGATGGAACGCTTGGTAAATTAAAAGCTCCAGCACCGCAAAAATATCACAGTTACTTTAATGACTTTGACACTTATTTAGCGTCTGATTGGACAATTACAACAACAGAAGATGGCACAGGATCTGCGACTGAAGCGTTAGCTGATGGAGATGGAGGTCTTTTGTTGGTAACGAACGCTGCTGGAGACAACGACAATGACTTTTTCCAGTTAGTTAAAGAAGGTTTTAAGTATGAGGCTGGCAAGCAACTGGCGTTTAACATGAGATTTAAAACCAATGACGCAACACAATCTGATATTGTTGCTGGCTTGCAACTCACAGACACAAGCCCTCTCGATGTCACTGATGGGGTTTTTTTCCTAAAGTCTGATGGAGCCACAACTGTCACCTTCATAGTCGAAAAAGACAGCACTCAGTCCACTTTGGATTTACCCAATGCGCTCGCTGATGACACTTTTATGACTGTAGGGTTTGTGTATGACCCAAAAGATCAAAAGTTTCATGTTTTCCAAAACAATGTTTTGGCCGGCACAGTGGTAAGCACTAATGTTCCTGATGACGAAGAGTTAACGCTTTCATTTGGCATTCAAAATGGTGCTGCTGCTGCAAAGACTTTGACTGTCGATTATATTGGCGCACACAAAGAGCGAACTGCTGTCACTGAACTTTAACAGGAGGTGAGCAATGGCTGATGCTGTAGCGTCACAAACTATTCAGGATGGTGAGCGCACTGCTGTTTTAAGATTCACTAATATCAGTGATGGCAGTGGTGAATCTGCTGTAAAAAAAGTAGACGTTTCTGCTTTAACTTCAAACTCGCTAGGACAAGCTTGTACTGAAGTTTCTATTCAACGTATTTACTGGGCTACTGTTGGCATGTCAGTACAGTTGGATTTTGACGCAAGTACAAATGTGTTGGCGATTGGGCTTCCAGCAGATTCGACAGGTGATGAATACTATGACAATTTTACTGCGATCCCAAACAACTCAGGATCAGGTAAGACTGGAGACATAGATTTGACAACCACTGGACACAGCAGTGGCGACACCTACATGATCATCCTTGAGTTAATCAAGAAGTACGATTAGTAGATGGCGATTTCCAGATCGCAAATGCCCATGCAGGTGTCACCTTCCTTTGAACAGGAGGGTGGCATTCGCTATCTCAACAATGGTGGGACAGCAGAAGATCCAAATATTGGTCAAGGATCTGCGATGTTTGCAAATATTCTTGGGAACCAGATGGGATTTAGAAATGTTCCTTTTCTGGGAAGCAGATTAACAAATTTGGCAGACACTGGATTTCAAAGAGCAGGTCAAAGATTGCAGTTTTTGCCCGGTGCTAAAGGAATTGGAAATCTTATAAATAGAGTTGGCAGAAGAGTTAATCAATTTAACCAATTTCGAGAAGCTTTTAATCCAATGTCTTATTTGACAAACCCTAACCCCAAAGGTGGTGGAATTTTTAATTTGAGGGGGAAAGGTGGCCCATTAGGGTTTGGTTTGCTTGGCAGCAGAAGACCTCCAAGACAACAAATAGATTCTAGCATGATGAACACCAGACAAGACGTTCAGAACTTTGTGGAAAGCTTGGGTCAGTCTCAGTCTCAGCCTCAATCTACGTCAATGGATTTCAACGATATGTCACAGGCTCAACAAATGTCTGTAATTGATCCATTCGCAGGACAGGGGCCAATAGGACCGGGAATGGATTTAGATTCTTATGGGTTTGGTCAAAGCATTCAAAGACCTGATGCTACAGGAATTGCTGAGTCAGTTAACAGGCAGGTAATAGAAAGTTTGCCTTTCTACGAGCAAAACATATCAATCCCAGAAGGTAATTTTTACAGGTTAATTGACAAAAAAACAGGGAAAGAAATCGTGTCAGGAAGACACCATAAAGATTATAGACCCAGAGGCCCATCTTTTTCTAGGATGGGTGGATCTCTTTAACTAGACAAGGAAAACAAATGTATAAAAGAACAAAAGGCGCAGCGATGAAGAAAAAATCCAAAGGCGGTGCAATGCGTAAGATGTCCAAGGGTGGAGCCTTGAAAAGAAAAATGTCAAAAGGTGGCACTCTCAAAAAAATGAATGAGGGTGGAACTGCTAAGAAAAATACAGCAGGGTCAAGCATGACTCGCGCAGAACGTCTGTTGGAAAGCAATGGCAACTCAAAAAATTTGACTGCTGCCCAGCGCAAAGCGTTTAACAAAAAACTAAGAGAAATAACAGGTGCTGCTGTTACACCCAGAGAAATGAAAGCAGAATTGAGAAACTTTATGAAAGGGCTGTAATTGTCGTATCTGATAAGCAACATCCCACACTTCAAGGTGTGGGTGAGGCGTGAATTTACTTACAACCACGAACAATATCATGACGAATATTTACATGGATTGGCGATTGCAGTTAACACAATTCCTGACAGGTCTTTAAGTTTTCAAGTCGTTTTTACTGGTTGTGAAGCTGATTGTGATGACTGGGATGAAGGCAATATTCATGGTGGGGCAATGTGGGCGAGAATGCCAATCCAAGGGCTTGTCTGTGACATGCCTATGGAAGACTTTCCAAGACCTATGAATGATCATTTATGCCAACCTTGGGATTGTGAGTCTCGAAATCATTCTGTAATGGTTCTTGATCGCGTAAGCTCCTCGCCTTGGATTGCTAAGATCGATGGGGATTTTTACACATCTAAGTATTTGTTTACTGTAGATTACACTGATTCACATATTGCTGATGACCCTGCCCAACACAAACAAAGCCATGTATTATGTATTACAGAAGAAGGTAAATGGAAAGGAAATTTGGTGGCTTTGCCTAACAACAGAGTCAGGGCAACATCTCCAGCACTTTGGGTGACAGGTGAGGGTGCTCCAGACTTTAAACCTTCTCAATGGGCGCATTCAGCAGAAGGTCATGACAGTTATCTTGATCCATCGATTACCTTCAATAATTTATACGAGGACTAAATGGCTACAAGTGATTCTAAAAACTTTGAACCAGATGTTGCTGAGTATATCGAAGAAGCATTCGAAAGGTGTGGTCTTGAAGTAAGAACTGGATACGATCTCAAGACAGCAAATAGATCTTTAAATCTAATGCTTGCAGAGTGGGCAAATCGTGGATTAAACCAGTGGACAATTACACAAAAGACTGTTGCCTTAGTTAAAGACGATGGCGAATACAATATTGATTCTACAAATGCGACTGCTCCAATTGATGTGCTAGATGCTTTTGTCAGAGAAACCATTGGATCTGATATAACAGATTTACCACTCACTAAATTGAGCAGGGCTGAATACAGTCACATTGCAACAAAAAACAGCACTGGAAAGCCAAGTCAGATATTTGTGAACAAACAGATTACCCCCACTATAACCCTTTGGCCTGTGCCTGATAAGTCAGACACCTACACTGTTTACATGAATGTTCTAACGAGAATGGATGATGCAGATGCAGCAACAAACACGTTAGACATGCCTTTCAGGTTTTATCCCTGTCTGGCTGCTGGCTTGGCTTACTATCTTTCGATGAAACGCGCCCCTGAAAAGACAATGTTTTTAAAACAAATTTATGACGAAGAATTTATTAGGGCTTTGTCTACTGATCAGGAAAGAGCTTCATTTTATGTATCTCCTAATTTTAGAGGTTACAACACAGCGTAATGTCATCTTTTTCGACAGGCAAATATGCTTATGGAATCTGTGACATAACTGGTTTCAGATACAAACTTAAAGACATGAAAAAAACATGGGATGGTTTTCTTGTTGGCCCAGATCAATGGAGTCCCAAACACCCTCAAATAGACAGAAGAGCAAGCCCTGTCGATCCACAAGCGATAAAGGACGCAAGACCTGACAGCAGTGAGGATGCAAATTTTTTTACTGTTTATACCAATGTGGGTAATGGTAAACTGGGAGCGCAATTAGATACTTTTGAGGTGACTTGTAGCGTTGGAAGCGTGACAATTACGACATGAGTTTTACGTTAGCGACATTAAAGACTGCAATTCAGGATTATCTGGAGGTTAGTGAAACTACCTTTACAAATAACCTAAATAATTTTATTAAAGAAAGCGAAAGCAGAATCTTTAAAATGGTTCAGCTTCCTGAACAAAGAAAGAATGTTCAAGGAGCGACTGCAGGTAGTAATCGTTTTCTGGCAACTCCAGACGATTTTTATGCTCCTTTTAGTCTGGCAGTAATCTCTTCAAGCACATATCACTACTTGGATTTTAAACATCCCAGTTTTATCAAAGAGTATTCATCATCGACTGCAACAACTGGAAGACCAAAATATTACAGCTTGTTTGATGAGACTGCTTTTGAATTAGCCCCTATTCCTGACGCAGCTTACACTGTTGAGTTGCATTATTTACACAAGCCAGCAAGCTTGACTGCTGGCTCTGATTCTGGAACCACGATTTTGTCAAGCGATCATCCTGATGCCTTACTTTATGGAGCCTTAACAGAAGGAGCTATTTTTCTAAAAGAAGCCCCTGATGTTGTAGGCAATTTTGAAGCACGATTTAAAGAGGCAGTGGCAAGGATGAAGAATCTTAGTGAAGGCAGAGAAACCAGAGATGAATATCGATACGACTTGCTGCGGCAAGGCGTGTCTTAGTGCGTCCTGTTAAATCCCTAAAAGGTAAAAAAATTGCGATTGTAGGATTAGGTCATTCGCAAATAGATTTTGTCATAGGATTAGAAAACTCTGTTGAGTATGATGAGGTCTGGGGGATAAATTCAGCAGCAGCAGCGTTTCGTGTGGATCGCTTGTTTATGTTAGATCCAGCCTCTCGATTTTTGGATAGTAGTGACGCAGGAAGGCAGACAGATGTCATGCGTAAAATTCTGCCAAAACTTGAAATACCTATTTACAGTTGTGAGCTAGATTCCAGAGTGCCAGCTTTGGTTAAGTATCCAGTTGACGAAGTTATTAATCACGCAAAATGTGCTTACCTCAACAACACAGTAGCCTACGCTCTTGCTTTTGCTCATTGGTGCAAAGTTGGTCAGCTTGATTTGTATGGTCTGGATTACTCCTACAAAACCAATCTTCATTTTGCAGAAGCTGGCAGGGCTTGCGTAGAGTTTTGGATCGCCAAGTGTATGTCAGAAGACATATTGATTGGCTCTTCTCCTAAGTCAACTTTGCTTGATCAGAACGTGCCCTTGCATGAAAGGCTTTATGGGTATCATCGTTTGCCTGATCCTATGGTAGCAATGCCATCATCAGATAAATGGTTAGTATGCAATGTCTCTGAGTTGCCTGTTAAAATGGCAGAAAATGGAATAGAAATGCCAGAGCAAATTAGTTCTCCAGAGCCATACAAAGGTTAGAAATGGGCAGAGATTACAAAAAAGAATATGAAAATTATCACAGCAGCCCAAAACAAAAAAAACGCAGGGCAGCAAGAAATAAAGCAAGAAGCTTGATGGAAGAAAAAGGCTTGGTTCACAAAGGTGATGGGAAAGATGTGCATCACAAAGATGGAAACACTGCAAATATGAAACTTAGTAATCTTTCAATTCAAAACAAAAGCACAAATCGATCTTTTCCTAGAAACAAAAATGCAGGAAAGAAGTATGCTTAAAGATCAAGCGTTTTCAGATTTAGGGAAAATCACAGTTGAGACTACAGTTAACAAGGGCCATGACCCTGAATTCTGGGCCAAAACCTTAACTGACAAGATTTGTGGGGTTTCAGAGCAAGCTCCTGATCACATTCGTCAACAAGCTTTGGCTTTTAAAAATTACATTTATCAGATAATATTAGAAGGAATTAAGAACGCCATAATCAGTGATCGAACCACTATAGTGGGGCTTCTCAACAGCCAAGGTCATGGGGATATGGCAAAGATTATAAAGGAGCTTTGACATGGCTATAACAAGTGCTATCACAACAAGTTTTAAGGTAGAAGCTTTAAAGGGCGTTCATAATTTTACTGCTGACAATGACCAATTCAAACTTGCGTTATATACCAGTTCAGCAACAATGGGTGCTGCTACTACAGCTTATTCAACTGCCCAAGAAGCTAGTGGAACTAATTATACAGCAAAAGGTGCGTTTTTAACGTCCATCACTCCAGTAGCTTCTGGAACCACTGCAATTGTAGATTTTTCTGATCTTACATTCGGGACAGCAACAGTTACGGCAAGAGGCTGTATGATATTTAATGAAGTTGCGAGTGGAGATCCTGCTGTTTGTGTGGTGGATTTTGGTGGAGACAAGACCAGCACTGCTGGAAACTTTACGATTGTGTTCCCTGCTGCAAACGCAACTGCTGCAATTATTCGATTAGCATGATACATGCCATTCGCAAAACTCAACTTCAAAGCAGGGATCGACAAAGAAAACACCAACTATTCTACTGAAGGCGGCTGGGTTGATGGGAACCTTGTTAGGTTTCGCAAAGGTCTGGTTGAAAAAATAGGTGGTTGGGTCAAGTCAGGAACTAATTATTTTCTAGGGCTAGGAAGAGCACTTCATTCATGGATTTCTTTGAGTGGGACTAGATATATTGGTATTGGCACAACCTTTAAGTACTACATTAAAGAGGGTGAAACTTATTATGATGTTACACCTTTGCGATCTACGACTTCTGCTGGTGACGTTACTTTTGCAGCAAGCAATGGCTCATCAACGATTACAATTACAGATACAGCGCATGGTGCAGAAAATAATGACTTTGTTACTTTCTCAGGAGCATCCAGTTTAGGTGGACTCGTAACTGCTGCTGTTCTCAATCAAGAATATCAAATCCTGCTGGTCACTAGCGCAAACGTCTATACTATCACGGCCAAAGACACATCTGGGGCAACTGTCACTGCAAACGCATCAGACTCAGGCAATGGCGGTGGCAGTGTAGTTGGTGCATATCAGATAAACGTGGGTTTAGATGATTATGTCAAAAGCACTGGTTGGGGAGTAGGAACATGGGGAGCAGGAACTTTTGGATCTGCCTCTGCAATATCATCTGTAAACCAATTAAGAATATGGACGCATGACAATTTTGGTGAAAACCTAATAATAAATGTCAGAGGTGCTGGCATTTACAGATGGTTAGAAAATAATGGAACCAGCGTAAAAGCAGCAGCGTTGTCTGGAATAAGTGGCGCAAATCAAGTGCCAACTGCTGGGTTACAGGTAGTGACCTCTGAAACAGACAGGCACTTAATTGTTCTTGGCGCAGACCCGCTTTCTGGAAGTTCAAGAACTGGAGCAATTGACCCAATGCTGGTTGCCTTCTCTGACTCTGAAAACGAATTAGAGTTTGAGCCAACCACAACAAATTCAGCAGGGTCTGTTCGACTGTCTTCAGGATCTTTAATTATTGGTGGATTAAAATCCAGACAGGAAATACTAATCTGGACTGACACTTCTCTTTACTCGATGAATTTCATTGGCCCTCCTTTAACATTTGCGCTGAACTTGATTAACGAAGGCGCAGGGCTGGTTTCTCCAAAGGGGGCAATCAACGCTCCAAATGGGGTTTATTTCGCAAGCAAATCTGGGTTCTATTTTTACAATGGATCAGTCAACAGATTGCCCTGCTCAGTTCAAGAATATGTGTTCAATGACTTAAACTTAGATCAGGCGTTCAAATGCTTTATGTCGTTAAACGCAGAATTTGGAGAGGTTTGGTTTTTCTACCCTAGCATCGAGGATGACACTGATGAAATATCCAGATATGTCATTTACAACTACGAGGAAAATTCGTGGTCAATAGGATCTTTGATTAGATACGCTTGGCTAGATGCCGGCATTGAAGACAAGCCAATGGCATCTGGTCAAGTATCATCATCAAGTTGTCTTTTCGAACACGAAAGTGGATTCAACGACAACACTTCATCAATGGATGGCGTTTTTATAGAATCAGCAGATGTTGATATAGGCGATGGTGACGCTTTTGCTTTTGTGAAAAAAGTTATCCCTGACATAGCTTTTGTAAATGACGTTGGTACATCTCAAAATGGGGCTGTTAACTTTGTGTTGAAAAGAAGAAATTTCCCCAACGAAACGTTATCAACTGACTCAACTTTACAGATTACAGCGTCTACAACGTACCAAAGTCTTAGATCCAGAGCTAGGCAAGTCGTTGTGAGGATCGAATCTGATGATGACAATGATTTTTTAGATCGTTTGAATTACAAGTGGAAGCTTGGAAGCACTAGGATGGATATTCAGCCCAGTGGCAGAAGATGAGCAAACTGCTCGAAACCAGACTTCCATTCTCTCAGGGTGAAAACGCATCTTCTGCAACGTTTAACAGGCTGGTAAGAATACTGGAAATTAACCTTGGATCATTTGATCCTGACGTTTCTCCACACTTTAACGCTGACGAAATATCAAGTTTAAGTTTTGCAACAGGTGCTATAATATTCAATACAACGAATGAAATACATCAGGCGTTTGATGGAACTGCATTCAGGGATCTCTATGCCCATCAAACCTACCCAACTGGCTTGGGGATTACAACCAGCATAGGAAGCGTAACGGTGACTACATCATGAGCGTTTTGGATCAAATTAACAATTTGTCTTTTGACACTATTGTCGCAAGCAATCCAAGAACTAATAGAAAAAGAAGCATTGATTCAGGGAAAAGGGATCAAGCTCCTATTTTCCCTCCCATTGAGATCGAAGTGCCTGAAGGATTTGATGAAAACCCTCTTGCGCCAAAAGATCCAAAAACAATGGAAGACTTCCTTCGCCTAAGATACGAGCAAGAAAGTTTTGAAAACATGTTTAGGGGTGGGGAAAAAACTCCTTTTATGCGTGGATACGAAGAAAAGTATTTGCCAAAAATGCAAAACCTCCCATATTTTCCGCAAGGGGATGAGTTACAAGAATTCCAAGAGCAAACATTGCCTTTTATAAATCCTGATTTGGGTATGGGTACTCAGGACTTACAAATGGGGCCAGCCTCACCAATTGACGAAGGCATTCAAGAGCTTCAGATGCAATTAATGTCAACTGAAGATCCAGAAGAAAAACAAATGCTGTCTCGCATGATAGAAAATATTGAGTTGAGCACAAACGCACCATTAGCTGAGCTTTCAAAAACTATTCAAGACTCTGGAAGGCAAGGTGATACAGTTTTAGCGCATTTAACACCGGGGGAAGTAATTCTTCCTGCAAGAATGTTTGAAGACGATCCTAAATTTGAAAGTTTAATTGAAAATAAATTTAATCAATATGGAATACGCCCAGAAACTGCTATAGCAGGAACTGGTATCGCGTCTTTAAATCCAGCGACAGGATTGGAAGAATTTAACTTTTTCAAGAAAGTTGGGAAAGCATTAAAGAAAGTTGTTAGACCAATTGCAAAAGTTGCTCAGTTTATCCCCGGCCCTTGGCAACCAATAGCAGCAATTGCTGACAAAGCATTAACTGTGTATGACGTTGCCAAAGGAAAGCAAAGCCCATTGGCGTTGGCTAGTCTTGCAATGCCAATTCCAAAAGCTGGAAACATAGGATCAGGGGGTGGTATTGGTGGCCTGATTGGAAGAGCAAAAGAATTCGTATTGCCGGGAGCTGATGACAGAGGCTTGTTTAAAAACATAGGCAGATCATTTAGAGGTGGGCTTGGTGGCGAGCGTGGTGATCAGTTCAACATGTTACAAGACTCTGGAATGTCACCTCAAGAGATCAGGGAGTTAGCGAGACAAGGAATTCCAGTAGGAGATCAATACAATGCTTTGTTAAGCGATCCTAGTCAAATAGCAAATGCTATAAACTCTTTAAATCAACTCGCTCAAAACCCAGCGAATGCAACGAGGTTAGAAGAGTTAAGGGCTTCAGGAATGGGGCCAGTAGAGATAATGGCAGAGTTGCAACAAGGAAGCGATCTGGGGCTGTCAAATTTAACGCAGCAACAAAACAATCAACAAGGTGGCAGCTTGTTACAACGCCTTGGTCTAAGACAAGATCAACCCGGTCAAAGTACGCTTGGTTTGATAGAAGATGCGTTAAAAGGAAGACCATCAGACCCAGTTCGACAAGGTGGTGGTGGTGGACAAGCTGGAGGACAAGCTGGAGGACAAGCTGGAGGACAAGCTGGAGGTGGAGGACAAGGCAGCAATCCTCTTAGCAATCTTCTTGGGGGTGGAGGTATATCTGGATTATTGGCTGCTGGCATTCCTGCCTATTTGCTTGGCAAGATGGCAATGGACGAAGCCAGAGACAGAAAGGGCGTTCCCTTAACGCCATTGACTACGATGGATCCAGTTGGTAGATACAACATTGAAGCTGAGATCGCCAGAAGAATGGGTGGCGCACAGCCTAATCCAGTTGAGTTTGGTTTAATGCCTCAAGGCACTTTCCCAGAATTAAGTGGTAGCAGAAACCCAGAAACTACAGGTGGAAGAAACGCTCCAGCAATTTCAAGATACGTTGACGATTTCAGAAACATGAATCAAGGTGGCACAGTTTACCCAATGGCTTACGCTGATGGTGGTAACGTGGCAATGGAAGATTTCGAAAGAATGAATGGTGGCATCAATGGAGAAGGCACTGAAACCTCTGATGAAATCCCAGCCATGCTGAGTGATGGTGAATTTGTGATGACTGGACAGGCAGTCAGGGGTGCTGGCACTTATGAGATAGAAAACAAAGGTGGGATTATCAGCTTGATACCTTCTGCTCAAGAAAGCAGGGATCGAGGTACACAAAACATGTACAGCCTGATGTCTGCCTTTGAAAATCAAGCAGGAGCTTCATAATGGCAATGTATAGAAATGATGGAAGGATGGGAATGGCAAATCCTTTTTCGCAACGTTTGCTAGAAGACTTTGCCATGCCTTCAAACGTTAGTGGTCAACCACAAAGAAATCCACAAGGAATGATTAATCGCCCTAGTCCAGTTTATAATCGTCCAGCCTTTACTCCTCCTCCAATTACAATTGGTTCAGGATTGCCTCAACTCACTGGCTTTCAAAGCATAGATCCCCCTCCTGTTGTCCCTGATAGACCTCAACAATTCGATCCGTCTATTTTCAGAGATATAATGGATAGCGCAAGTGAGCAAAAACAAGCATTTGAAAGATTTCAAGAAAGAATGCGTAACAGAGATCCTTCTGAACCGTTAAAAATTCGACCTTATGGGCCAGCTACATTGAATGATATAGGGTTTGGCGCAGACAGAGACGATCCTAGTACCTTATTTCGAGGCAATCTAACAGATCCTGTGCCTGATTATTCCCCCTCCAGACTTGACCCCTTTGATTTGGTGCGAGGAGAGAGGCGGATGAATAGAGGCGTGTTGCCTATAACAGAAAATCAAGGCGCAGCAGCACCTCCCATTCCTCCCACTCCTCCAAGCGATCAAGACCCTTATGCAACTTCAGTATTGCAGCAACAAACTGGGTTAGACCCTTTAACCAAGCAGTTGCTATTTGGATTGGATGGGCAGGGTGGATTTATCCCCGGTGCTATGCAAGCAGCAGAGCGCACATTCTTTGATGATGAAGGAAGACCTGTTGTTGTTCCTCAAGAAGTTGCAGGATTTAGCGATGATCAGATAAGAGCGCAGCAGTTAGCCAGAAATTTGGTTGGCGTACAGTCTCCTTATCTGCAAAGAAGCGAAGATGCCTATCGAACTGGAATTGGCCAGTTGCAATCTGGATTGGGAGAACAAGACAGACTTGCAAGACAAGCAACCAATATGTTTTTAGGAAGACTTGGCGAAACTGACAGAATACAACGTGGTGCCACTGATGAGTTTGGCAGAAGGCTTGGCGATGTAGAGCGTTTTGGTGGTCAAGTGTATGATAGATTTGGCAGAGATGTTTCTAATGTTGTTGGATCTGCTGCTGCTCAAACTGGAATGCTTGGACAAAGATTAGGTGAGTCTGGAGACCTGTTGAGACAAACCACTGGCGCGTTTGACCCATCAATGACTGATCAATTCTACAATCCTTACGAAGAGAGAGTTGTTCAACAAACTATTTCTGATGCGCTGGAAGCTGGCGACAAAGCTGACATTTCCCAGAGAGCAAGAGACATTGCCAGAGGTGGTGAGTCAGCATTTGGATCTAGGGCAAGACTAGGAGCAGAAGAACGAAGAGAAGCTCTTGGAAGAGGTCTTGGAGAAGCTTTGGGGGGCATAAGATCCAGAGGGTTTGGTCAAGCTCAACAAGCTGCTATGGGTGAGTTTGGAAGGCAGCAGCAAGCCAGAAGATCAGCAGCTAGTGGGTTGTCAGGATTGGCTGGTCAACAATATGGTGCTGGCAGAGATCTTACTGGGACTATGGGTCAGGCAGCAGGACAGAGATTAGCTGCTGGTACAGGTTTTGGAGACTTATTAAGTGGGGTTGCAGGTCAGCAGCTTGGATCTCAAAGACAATTAGCTGCTGGTTTAGGACAAACAGCAGGACAAGGTCTTGGCGCAAGAACCAGTCTGGGAGGAACGATTGGGCAAATAGGAGCGCAAAGGCTGGGAGCGCAACAAGGTTATGGTGGATTCTTGTCTGGCCTTGGAAGTCAAGCGCAACAAGCTGGCTTATCAGACATAAACACGTTGTCTGGAATTGGAGGCCAACAGCAACAA